GATACGGGGTGAGCATCATCCCGAGGTTCACTCAGAACCCGTCTTGAGGTGACCAGTGGGCGTATCAGTCACCCCATCAGCGGCGCAGCAGATCGAGTGGCAGGTCCACCCGACCGTCGTCACCCAGTCTGGTTCTGTTGCTGCCGTGATTGGGCAGGCGGTGTCGAACTTCGCTCTGACTCAGGCGCAGTTCGACTCGCTGATCAATGGCGGAGGCGCACTTCAGCCGACGATTCGCATCGACTGCGAGAACGCTGGCCGCACGCTCATCATGCCGCTGGTGCAGTTCACCGGGTCGGCTACGTTCCAGTTTCAGGTGCTTGGCTGGTCCTACAGCCGTCCTGCCGCGTCGTGGATCTGCCAAGCGGTGACGCATAGCCCGACGGCTGTGAATGCCAGCAACACGGCTGACTCAGGGACTGGTCTTGTGCTTGGCGGCGTGACCTACCGTGCGTTCGGCCTGCTTGGCGTGACGACGACCTCTGGACCAGACGGCGACGGTGGAGTGGTCCCGCTTCCTTCTCATTACGAGTACCTGCCGGTCGAGGGTCTTCGCGCTGCGAATGCTGCGACGCTTGCAGCGTCGAGCGCCATCATTCAGGTCAACAACTACGGCTGGCGTTACCTGACGATCCACCTGCGCCAGACCGCCACGACGGCGTACACCTGCAACTTCCGGTGCCTGTACACCAACACGGGCCAGATATTCAGGTGACACATGGGACTGTCGATCACACCAGAAGCGGCCCGCACTGACAACGGATGGGAGTTCCACCCGACGGTGATGACATCGCTCGTCAGCACTGCGGCGTCGTTGTCCTTGATCCCGCCGTCGTTTGCCCTGACCGATCGCCAGTTCCAAGACATCGTCGTCAAGGGTGACGACGGGGTCACGTTTCCATTCAAGCCGTCGATCGTGTTCGACACGTTCGACCAGAACCGGCTGCTGATCATCCCATGCTTGAACACGACCGGAAGCATCACGGACCTCAAGTACCAGTTGATTGGCTGGAACTGGAGCATTGTGGCGCAGTCGTGGATTGGTACGGCCATCACGCACTTTCAGTCAGCCCGTTCCGGCATGGCTGTGATGTCAGCCGGCACGGGCATCACGCATCCATCGACCGGAGCGACCCTGTACAAGCCGATGGAGCGCATTGGCGTAACGACCGCAACGGACGCCGACGGCGGCGTTGGGATCGTCCCGCTGCCGAAGCAGTACGAGATTCTGCCGGTTGAGGGTCTGTTGTCGTCGGCGACCACGTCGCACGCTTCGGCCTGCACGATCGTGGTGAAGAACTACGGCTGGACGAAGATCAGCCTGCACTTTGTCGTTGGCCTGTCGGTCGGTGCCAACGTCAACGTCATGGCCCTATACCGGAGAGATACAGGAGTATTCGCATGACCATCAAGTCTGATCACAACATGAGGTTCTACAGCACTTTGGGAACGCTGGTGACAGGCTTCGCCAGCGTATGCGTCATGCTTGGACGGCGTGACGAGTCGTTCTCCCGGGCGCAGGCAGACATCGTCGAGTTGCGACAGATCACTGGTGATCTCGCAAAGACGGTCGCTGCCAGCGCCCAGACGAGCCTCCACCACGCCGAGAAGATCGCAGAACTCCGAGACAGGATCGACCGTCTGGAGGAACGCAAGTGAGGTTCCTACTTCTGGCGTTCCTGCTCTGCTCCTGCGCCAGCGGAACGCAGGAGATCGCAGACAGCGCGTCGGCCATCGGCAGTCAGGCCCAGTCAATCACCGACAAGGCCCGCGAACTGACCGTCTTGGCCGGACAGATTGACGAGAATCTGGCCGCCGCACACGGCTACTTGGCCGGCGAGCAGCAGGATCCGGGCAAGGCCGTTGAGCGCATCGAGGCGTCCCGTCTGGTGGTGTCTGATGTCACCGGCAAGGCGGATGAGATCATGGTGCTGTCCAGCGAGATCCACGCCGAGACCACGGACATCGTCGGCAGCCTGCCGTCCGTGAAGGACACCACGCCTTGGTGGGTAAGTCTGGTGAGTCTTATGGTCACTTTGGGGCTGATGGCCCTCGCCGCGTTTATTCTGGTGCATACGGGGATCGGAGCATCTCTGGGCGCGTTGCTCAGGAGTCTGATCCCGAATCGTAGGAGCAAGTGATGATGATCCTTGGCAGCATCGAGAGCCTTCTTGGCTCAATCTGGTTCGCGGGCTTGACGTTCTGTGCCGGCTATCTGCTGGCGCACATCTGGCCGGTCAGCGCGTTCAAGAAGAAGTGAGAACCCCCGTTCTGCCCTGCTCCCCCCGTACCCGGGGGTGAGCGGGGTTCTAGGAGATAGTCATGGCAACCCGTATTCAGGTCCGTCGAGACACCGCAGCAAACTGGCGCACTTCAGGCACGACCACGCTTGCGGCGGGCGAGATCGGATTTGAGACCGACACGCTGCTGTTCAAGATTGGTGATGGATCCCAGACTTGGACGAACCTTGAGTACGCGGGCGGAACCGAACCGATCCGGTACAACCCCAGCGGCACGTCGGTCACTGATCTCAACGCTAATGATCTTCTCAACAACGGCAACAGCAAGTACCTGATCTCTGGTGCTGATATCGTCGCTAACGAACCGTCCGGCTTGTCCACGGCGACCGACGGTCAGTTGCTTGTGACGGTTGCCAAGTTCGACTACACCGGAACCAGCGCGGCCAACGAGCGTTACCTGATGACGCTCCAGACGCTGACGACCGGTCGGTTCTTCTACCGGACGTACAACGGTTCGTGGTCGTCTTGGTACGAGGCGGTGAAGGCCGACCCATCGACCGGCAACGTGACGATCGCCGGCGACCTCGCCGTCAACGGTGGAGACATCACGACGACCAGCACCGGCACGGCAACGGTGTTCAACGCCAACGCGACCACGCTCAATGTTGGTCAGGCTGCGACTACGGTCAGCATCGGCGCTGCAACCGGTACGACTACGATCAACAATGCAACGACGGCAATCACTGGCGCTGCGACGGTCGGGTCAACTCTTGCTGTTACTGGCAACACCGCGCTGACCGGCGATCTCGCCGTCAACGGCGGCGACATCACGACGAGCGCGGCAACCGCCACGGTGTTCGACAGCAACGCAACGTCTGTTGACATCGCTGGCGCGGCGACGACTCTGAACATCGCTGATGCACCGACGACTAATCAGACGATCAACATCGGAACCGGCCTTACGGCCAGCGGCGCTACGAAGACGATCAACATCGGTACCGGCGGCGCTGCTGGTTCCACGACGAACATCAACCTTGGTGATGCGGATGGTGGTTCTGTCAACATCGCCAGAGACCTAGCGGTTGACACGAATGTCCTAAAGGTAGACGCGACGAACAATCGTGTCGGCATCAACGTGACATCTCCGACTCAGGCGTTGGATGTACTTGGAAACGTGTTGGCGAGCGGCACGTTCAATGGGTTCACACTTGCCAATATGTGCGCCGAGACGCTATCTGATTACCCAAAGACCGGAGGGGCGAGCAGGATTGGGTCCTTTGCATTCATTCATGCATACTCTAGTATTGTAGGTCTTGGTACTTGGGGCGGCAATCAAAGCACAACAGGACAAATCAGAACCGGATACACTTCAGCGTCTACTCCAACTTTAGGTTTAGCCGGTGCTAATACGCTCCTTGTGATTCTTACTGGCGGTGTGACTTGGACTTTATCATCAGGTATTATTCGACCAAACGCGGGAACTTGGACTGTTGCAAGTTATGGAACAACAAGTACAACTGGACAAGATCCGGGCTACCTCGTCTTTGCAGTTAGGACCGCCTGATGCCATACATCGGCGCCAACCTCCCCTACAAGGGATGGACGACTGACACTCAGTTCTCGTCCGTCCCCCCGGGGTTCTCGCAGGACATCCTCAATGTGATGCCCGTGGACCAAGGGCGTCGGAGGATGCGGCTCTCGTCACGCGCTGGCTTCAACCCGATCTACGAGTTCGGTTCCGCTGGACCGATCCAGTGCATGGTGCGCTGTGTTGCGTACACGGGAGCGTCTGGCGCACTCAAGACGGTGATCAAGGACCGCACGATTGTCGTCAAGGCTGGAGTGGTGTACTACCTTGAGCAGGGCGGCGTTCCGACGGTCTGCTCGATCGCCGGCGGTGCATCGGCACCAGTGAACACGCCGGCGCTGAACGCCAGCGTTCGCACGGTCGAGGGCGTGCAGTTCAACGACTACGTCTACCTCTGCGACGGCATCAACTACGTCAAAGTTGACATCAGCCTGACGGTGCCAGAGGTGCAGAAGTGGGTTGACCCGTACAACCACATCAAGGTCACGGTCAGCAGCACCAGCAACTACGCGACTCTGGTGACGAGGTATGGCGCACGCATTGTGCTGGCCGGCGTTGCTGACGCCGAAACCAACTGGTTCATGTCGCACATCGACGATCCAGAAGATTGGAATCCATCAGCGGGTAGCGTCACGGACGCCATTGCTGGT